GCATAATTATGGTATAAATTATGATAAAAATTGGGATACAATTATTGAGACTATTATTGATTTAATAGTTAATACAAAAATTAAAAGTAATAATATGTTATATAATATTATTAAAAAAATAAGAGAACAATTTTATATTTTATTTATAACTAATATTCCAACACAAACTATTATTAGGAATATTATGATTAAATTAATTGAAAAAAATAGTGACAATATTAAACTGAAATATAATATTATTGATATTACATCAATATTTGAACAAAGATTAAATCAAGGAACAAGACATATTATACACATGGAAGCATATATTATTCAATTAATAAAATTATTATCTATTGACATTAATAATTATAAATTGGATGTTTTAGAAATATAAAATTCTAATCTTATTTATGGAAAAAAATAATTTAGAAAATAAGATTAATATTATTTTCAACTATTTATACAATGAAAACAATAAAAATTGTTTTTCAATTGATCAAATTACTTTAGGTCAAATAAGTTTAGATGATATTAAATTTTCTTTACCTAAAGATGCTGATGAAAAGGAATATTATGATAAAAATAAACTTGATATTTTAAATGGTAAACTAAAATTATTAGATTTTGATGAAAAAACATATCAATTATTATTTAAAAAATATTCTGATCAATTATCAGTAAATATTAAAGTTAATTTTTATGATAAAAATATTGATTCATTTGAATCACCTGTAAATAATGATTCGTTATTTTCATATTTATTAAGTTCACTCGTTGTTAATAATAAAACAAAACATATATTATTACCGATTATTAATTTAGATATTGAATTTTCTGAAATTGAAGATAATATTATAGATGATATATGTAAAACAAAAATAAAATCAGCAATAACAAATAATAAAATTAGTAATATCTGCTGTTTGCAAGTGAGAGAACATTTTTTTAAAACAATAAATTTAGAAGATTATTTAGCTGAGAATACTTGTTCATATAAAATATTATTATTTCAAGTGATTCATACACTTGCTGTAATTGAAAAAGAATTTAAAAAATTCAAACATAATAATTTATTATTAAAAAATATATTAGTGTATGTTAAAAATAAATCAGGACAATATACTGAATATGAATTTAATGATAAAAAATATTACATAATGAATGTAAATATTGATATTAAAATAACAAATTTTGAAAATGCTTACATACCTAAATTTTATGGAAAAGAAAAACCAGGGAATGATATTTTAACTTTTGTAACTGATTTGAAAACAACTAATAAAAATAATGATTGTAGTAAAGAAACACTTGCATTTATAAAAAGTATTAAAGAAAATACAAATGTAATAGATTTATTAAATAATGAATATTTTGATGAATACTTAAAAAATCCAAAAGAAACAAAAATAAAACAAGAAGAAATTGGGAATATTAATGTATTTATGGATTCTGATAATTTTTCTGAATTAGGAAATCAAAATTTATTATCTAAATCAAATATAATGATACATAGACGAACAATTGTATCTGGCAAAAAATCAGTTAAAAAAAATATTATTAGAAAACAAGTTGGTGGCGACAAACCAGAAATTTCTCCTTATAGAGGTGAAAGAAATAATCCATATGTAACTAATGATGAAAAAAAAATAAATGAAAAAAGAAGTTTTGAAAATCCTGTTAAAGAACCGCCTGTTATATTAGAACAGAAAATTTACGATACATCGCAAAAAACACAATCTAAACCACAATTTCCTCCATCATTTATTCCATTATATACAGGTGAAGGTGAGATTGCAAATCATTTATTACCATATTCAAAAGTTACAAATCAACCTCCTATTCAAAAAGTTTATAATGTTAGTTTAACTAATCCACTTGTTGGTCAAACAACATTAAATAGGGTTTTTGAAGATTCATTACCAGGCGATCCTCGTGATTTTACTTCAAAAACTATTTTTGAACGTAAACAATTAATTGATTTTATACGTAACAGTATAATTGAAAATTGTGATGGTGAAGATATGACAGTTGTTGGTGGTAAAAACTCTTTTTTATCGTATATTAAAATGATGGAAATAAATCCTTATTGTATAAATTCAAATCCATATCAGAATTTAGCAAGAAACTTTTTATTATACAGAGCTGGTTATCCTGTACGTTTAGATGAAAGAACATTAGCACATATTGGATTAGCAAAAGGTTCTATGGGTGTCAATGTTAGAATGTATATGTTATCAAATGGTGATTTAAGATGTAAAACAATAAATAATTTAATTAATGCTGAAAATTTTGATGTATGGAGAGATATTAAATATTATGATTGGGTTAGAGATGAAATTATAAAAAGAAAAGTTTCACCTAATTTTATTTGTCCGATTTTATATAAAATTGATACACAATCAAAAATAGATTGGAAACAATTAGAATTAATAAAATCAAAAGAAGTAATAACAGGTGATATCCATAAATTAAAAAGTAATCAACAATTAATAAATAATAAACATAACCTAGAAAAAAAAGATATGTTACAAAAATTTTTACCTAAATTTCCATCAAAAAAACCACCTGCTTCTGCACCTGCTCCTGAAAAAGAAGATCTTACAGCAAATTCTGGTAAAACATTAATAATGTTAACTGAAGCACCTACAAGTAGTTTACATCAATGGTCGTCAATGATTTATAGATCATTTGGAACACAAAAGAAAATGATATCAACAGGTTATCATACACCGGATGTTTGGAAATCTATATTATTTCAACTTGTTTATTCATGTGCTGTATTACAAACTAAAAACATTTACATTAATAATTTCACATTGGAAAATAACGTATTCATTAAAGATATTTTTACTGACCCTAATGCAATTGGATCATGGATTTATAAAGTAAATAACATTGAATATTATATACCAAATTATGGTTATATTTTATTAATTGATTCTAAATTTGCAGATGTCGATATATCAACTATTAAAGGACCAAATCCAAAATATAAAATATATGGTGACATTTTTTCAGATAACTCGGATTTTAAAACGGATTCTAATTTAATTTTTAATCAATTTAAGGAATTAATTAATCCTGAAAATTTTGGTCATATTTTTAAATTAAAAGGAGGTTCAATACCAGATGATTCCATAATGGAATTTTTAAAGACAATGTATAATGATATGTCATCAACAATAATAAAAGATTTTATAATTAAATATTTCAATGAATTTCTTCATAATCGTATTGGAACATTATTATATAAAAGTGAAAAGGAAAATATTAATTTTTTATCAAAACCAAATTTTAATAGAGGAAATATAATGATATATAGACGAAGATATGAGGAATATGAATGGGTTGTATTTATAGAGGATGAAAATATTTTAAAGAAGAAAATTATTTGCAAGAAGGGAAATAAATATGAACAAGAAAGTGTTTTTGCATCATCATTATTTGGATATCCTGAAACAATTTTACCAGAAACAAAGAAAAATATGAAATATGATGAAAATTATATTTATGAGACATACAATTTAAATAATTTAGAAAAATAAAACATTTGTTATTTTAATAAAATAACAAATTTATTTTTCTTAATTATGAAAATTATATTTATGAGACATACAATTTAAATAATTTAGAAAAATAAAACATTTGTTATTTTAATAAAATAACAAATTTATTTTTCTTAATTATGAAAATTATATTTATGAGACAAACAATTTAAATAATTTAGAAAAATAAAATATTTGTTATTTTAATGAGTAACCATTTTAATTTACCTGAAATACCTGTTGGATTTTTTTGTGATAATAAAAAATCAACAGGACTTAGAAATGAAATGATCAAAAACCAGATTAGAATTAATGAATGTGAACAAGGATTATTAGAAAATGTATTTTTTTCAGATGAAAATTTTGATTTAATTAATAAACAATTAATATTAGCTGTATATAAAAAAAGTCAATATAAAATTAGTCCTCAATCAAAACAGAATATGTCTATTGTAATGAGATATATTTTTATTGAATATGCCAAAAATTTACCATATGATATTCCACAACAAATAAAAGAACTAAATTGTAAAGTTATTTCTGATGTATTACCTAATATTATAACAAATATAACACAAAGAATTGCTTATCTAAAATTGATTGGTTCTCCAAGAGAATTATTAGATTTACCAACTAGTACTAATAATAAAAATAACCAATTATTGCCATCTCAGACAACTATATATATGTGAAACTGTATATATGTGAAACTGTATATATGTGAAAAATATTTTTAAAATATTATATTATATTTTAAAAATATTATATAATATAATATAATGATATTGTATGTTATATTATTTTTACTTTTTTTGTTATTATTTTATAAACAACATTGTATAGAAACCATGGTTAACACTGACACATCTGATCAAGCAATAATAAAAGCAATTAATAAGGCATATATGGTTGATGTAGAAGCAATACGAAATTTATCTGAGGTTGCAACTAAATTACAAGCTGGTGGTTTAACAATACCCGGTGATTTATCAATTTCAGGTAATTTAAATTTACTTCCTAAAGGCATTATTGTTGCATGGAATTCTAATGTTGCGCCATTAGGATGGGCAATTTGTGATGGAAATAATGGTACACCTGATTTAAGAAATAGATTTATTTTAGGATCAGATCCTACACATTTAGTTGGAACTAAAGGTGGTGCAGAAACAACAATGTTAAAAACAGAAAATATACCTGAACATAAACATGAAATTACGAGTACATATAATGATTGGCAGCTTTTATATCCTAAAACTTTGAATATGCCACTTTTTCAAGCTGGTGTTTCACTATCAGCATATAGTCCAATGGTAAAAGAAACAATACCAAAATTAGATGTTAAAGATTTATTAAGTAATACAACTGCTAATAAAATATTAAGAAACGAAAATATAACACCTATTAATATAATTCCTCCATATTATGTATTAACTTATATAATCAAAATATAATTTCTATGTAAAATATAATGAAAAGTATATTTTATATTATTATTATTTTTATTTTGATTGGAATGTTATATTATAATCAATCATGTAAAGATATTAGTGAATCGATGGCAAATACTGAAGAAACAAAAATTTTCGAGTCTATAAAAAGAATATATGGGATTGATAGTTTATCAATAAGAAGTTTATCAGATATTGCAACTAAAATGCAAACATCTGGGATATCTATTAATGGTAGTTTATATGTAACTGGTAATTTAAATGTGGTAGGTGATTTTATATTATCAGGACCAACAAATTTAGTACCCAAAGGAGTTATTGTTGCATGGAATTCTAGTACAGCACCATATGGATGGGCAATTTGCGATGGAACTAATGATACACCTGATTTAAGAGGAAAATTTATTTTAGGTGCTGGACAAAAATTATTAAATACTAGTGGTGGAACAGAAACTACAATGTTATCAATTAATAATATTCCAACTCATAATCATAAACCTTCTACATCATCATCAACAGCAAAATTATTACGTGAACAATCTAAATCTTGTCTTTATAAAGATGATGAAGATTCGGGTAAGAAAACTGTGTATGAGGCTGGTGTTGGTTGGTCTGGTAATAATACACCTTATGTACCATCTACACTACAACAAGAATTTAAAGATGCATATGCAACTACTATAAAAGATTATACAACACAACAACCTATATCAATTATGCCTCCATACTATGTATTAACATATATAATAAAAATATAAAATATATTATATTATAATGAAAAGTAAATATTATATTATTATTATTTTTGTTTTAACCATGATGTTATTTTACAATCAATCATGTATTAAGCAAAAGCATAATTTTATAAAAGAAACAATGGCAAATACACCTACA